CAAGGACAAGTCTGCTAAACTTCACTACACAGATAAGGGAAGTAAGGCAAAGTCTGACAGCGTTGGCAAAACAAAAGCAGGAAAGCACCCTGCAGGATATGGTGAAACATCATCCACTAAGGTGCGTTCAGGCAAACTACCATCTAAATCTAAGGACAGAAAGTTTCATTATGGCTGATCAAAACGACAACGCACAGTGGGTATGCCAGTATTGTGGATTAACTTCACCCCAAGGACATTGGCGTCCTAAAACCTGGATCGAAAAGCACGAAGCAAATTGTGCATCCAACCCTAAAAACAACAAGGAAAAATGAAATCGTTCAGAGAATTCCAAGACACTAAAGATGACCCCATCGAAGAAGGTGTGGGACTCTCTGTAGCGCGAGCAATTGATAAAACTAATCCTCCTATTGGTAGACCTTCTGCCAGAAGAAAGATCTCTCACGCATTAAAGATGAGAGAGATTCGTAATGATACGAAGAGAAATAAAGAGAAAGATAATCCATACTCAGCAGGTAAAGTTGCTAAGGCAGCACTTGGTGGTAAGGATAGTAAGAAGAAAAAGAAACCAGAAAAATCTCCTGTCTCCTTCCTACAGGACAAGGACGTAAATGAAAGTGCTTGGCAAAGAAAGGAAGGAAAGAATAAAGAAGGTGGACTCAACGAAAAGGGCAGAAAATCTTATGAGAGAGAAAATCCTGGGTCTGATCTTAAAGCACCTCAACCTGAAGGGGGTCCTAGGAAAAGATCTTTCTGCGCTAGAATGGGTGGAGTCAAAGGACCGATGAAAGATGAGAAAGGTAAACCCACTCGTAAAGCATTAGCATTACGCAAGTGGAAGTGCTAATGGATAAAAATATTGGTAGAGCAAAGTTTCACCTTGCGGTAACGGATCTCTTCGCAAAGAGTTTCTTGACATATATCATTTATTATCCTAAATTCTTCTAGTAACCTGTGGGAGACCACCAATGCAATTTGAGCAAAAGGTTTGTGACAAATGTGGTGCTACTTGGTTAAACGGTGAACACCGTTGGACTGGTACTGGCGCTAAAGGTAACGAACTAGACTTAGCAGGATTAGTATGCAATAATATTAGTGATACCGATCCAGATTACGACAAGTGCATCAACCCTAAGAGAGGGCAAATAGGTGGTGATACTTGGGATTATCGACGTGGTTTTGTTGACGGTGCAATCAGTGTGTTTGGTAAAAACAGGGATTCCTGACTAACCATAAACTCATTTTTGTACACAGTTAAATACTTCTAGTTGATAAACTTAAGTATGAAGTTCATTTTAGCATTCGTTGCTACGTTGTTCTTTGCATTCCCTGTGTATGCTGTTGATGTAACTATGGGAAGCAATGGAAACCTAGTTTTCGAACCTAACGATATTACCATATCTGCAGGTGATACTGTTCACTTTGTGAATAATATGTTGCCTCCACATAATATCATTGTAGAAGGTCGAGCAGATTTATCCAGAGAGTCTCTTATGTTCTCCCCTGGTGAATCTCAAGACATCCTTTTTGCTGATGCTGGAGACTACGAATTCTTTTGTGGTCCACATCAAGGAGCAGGAATGACTGGAACAATTCACGTAAACTAAAATGACTCAAACACCAGAAAAACCAGAGATAAAAGACGTAACCGATTCACCAAAAGATTGGGAAGATTTTTGGGCATCCGAAGATATTATAGACTTCGATTTCCATCTACCCGAACTTGGAGACGAACCAATGACAAATCGTTTTAAAGAAATTCTACCCAACCATCCAACACGTGATGAAGTGGATGAAATGATTGAAGATAAGATTCGTAGGCATAATCGTAATGCTTCACTTATTAGTATGTTGCTTGGATTCGCATTCCTTGGTGCGTTTGTCGATGGTTTTCTGAGAGTCATTGGAAAGATCGCACCATTCTTAGGAATAGATGTAAACATAATGGGTTAGATGGAACTAGTTCTTAGGACTCACGAAAATTACGGTGACCCCGTATGGGGTGTTATCTGGATGGTTGCAATCCTTCTCATAATAGTAAGTTGGTATATCTACTACATATTGAAAGGATCATTCAAGGAGATGAACGATGGCAGAAATGGTGCCCCCGAGCAGGAAGAGTTGTTACAACTTCCGAGTGACGGAGATCAACAGAGTCCTTGACGGGGACACTATTGACGTAACAATCGATCTTGGTTTCGAACTATATAAAAAAGAACGGGTAAGAATTGCAGGAGTCGATACTCCTGAGAAAAGAACCCGTAATCTAGAAGAGAAAGCACTTGGTATCGATGCAACAAATTGGCTCAAAGGTAAACTTGAATCAACCATTGCTGGTGATGATCAGTTGTTTATTAGGACTGAACTTGTTGGTGGTGTCGGTAAGTATGGGCGTCTTCTTGGATGGTTATATATTGGGGACGAGTCAGTGTCAATCAACGAAGAAATGATTGGTGAGGGTTATGCTTGGCCATATGATGGCGGCACAAAACAAAAAGACTTTGAAGAATTAAGACAACTTCGTAGAGCACGAGGCACACTTACTGAATAATCTAATGAAACAGAAACTAATTGAAGCAGTTAAACTGCACGCCCTAGGGAACATTGAAAAGCATAAGATGAACGTCGAAGTTTATCTTACCAATCCTGTTGGTATCGGAGAGCATCCAGATATTATGGCAGCGATTGAAAGTGAACTAGATCAAATCTCACATTATCACGATCAACTAGAGGTACTAGAAAAGTATATCGAAAACTAAATGAACAACTTTGAAGCATTTCTTTATCTTGGATGTTTAGTCGCTATTGGTGGTGCTGCGTTTGCAATGATGTGGAGTAATATTCAATCTATTAATATAGAGATGAGTAAACCTCCCACACCAAAGCATCCTGAAGCACCCCAACCAGGTGAAGAACTAATGTCTGTAAGGTTTAGAGAGATCGAGGTTTCTGAGGAAGAGTACGACGGGTATCAAGAACTGAAGAAGCGTATAGATAGTTTGAAAGAGAAGGAAGAAGATGGGTCTTGATGCATATCTAGGCAACCCCAATTTAAAGAAGGCAAACGTACATACTAACTTCACACCCAAACAGGTGAAGGAGTTTATTAAATGTGCGGGTGATCCTATTTACTTTATTAAGACATACATTAAAATTGTGTCGCTGGATGAGGGTGTCATCCCATTTAATCTGTACGATTTCCAAGAGGAGATGGTAGATAGATTCCACGAGAATAGATTTAATATTGCTAAGTTACCAAGACAAAGTGGTAAGTCAACGGTTGTTACCGCATATCTATTATGGTATGTAATCTTTAACGATAACGTCAATGTCGCAATCCTCGCAAACAAAGCAGCAACTGCACGAGAAATGCTTGGACGTTTACAACTCAGTTATGAGAATCTTCCTAAATGGATGCAGCAAGGTATTATTGGTTGGAACAAAGGGTCAGTGGAATTGGAGAACGGAAGTAAACTCCTTGCTGCATCTACTAGCGCTAGTGCCGTCAGGGGTATGTCTTTTAACGTCATATTTCTGGACGAATTCGCGTTCGTTCCGAATAACATTGCAGATCAGTTTTTTAGTTCTGTCTATCCTACTATTTCTTCTGGTAAATCCACTAAGGTTATTATCATCTCTACCCCTCACGGGATGAATATGTACTACAAACTCTGGCACGATGCAGAGCGTGGTACTAATGAATATATCCCTACAGAAGTTCACTGGTCTCAGGTACCAGGAAGAGATGCTGATTGGAAAGCACAAACAATCCGTAACACAAGTGAACAACAGTTCCGTGTTGAGTTTGAATGTGAGTTCCTTGGATCTGTAGATACTCTGATCTCTCCCAGTAAGTTGAGAGTGATGACATATGACGAACCAATAGAAAAACAAAATGGTCTTGATGTATTCAGTAAACCAGAAGCGGAACATAATTATACGATGACAGTGGACGTAGCAAGAGGTATTGATGGAGACTACAGTGCATTCACACTGTTCGATACAACTACCGTTCCATATAAGTTAGTTGCTAAGTATAGAAATAATGAAGTTAAACCTATGTTATTCCCTGATATTATTTGTCAGGTTGCAAGAGCATATAACCACGCTTACATTCTTGTAGAAATAAATGACATTGGTGGTCAGGTTGCAGATATTATACAGTATGATCTTGAGTATGACAATCTACTAATGGCAGCAATGCGTGGTAGAGCAGGACAAGTTGTCGGTCAAGGATTCTCTGGTGGTAAGGTACAACTGGGTGTCAAGATGTCAACCTCTGTTAAAAAGATTGGTTGTTCTAACCTGAAGCAGTTGCTAGAAGATGATAAGTTAGTTCTATGTGATTATGATATTATCTCTGAACTAACTACCTTCATTCAAAAAGGGCAGTCGTGGGCAGCAGAAGAAGGTTGCAACGATGACCTTGCTATGTGTCTTGTGATGTTCTCTTGGTTGGCAGTACAGGATTATTTTAAAGAACTCCACGATAACGACATTCGTGCTAGAATGTATCAAGAACAACGCGAAGCAATTGAAGCGGATATGGCACCCTTTGGATTTATGGATGATGGTCTCACTAACGAATCATTCGTAGACCCCGAAGGACAAGTCTGGCATACCGATGAATATGGCGATCGCTCCTATATGTGGGATTACAAATGAGTACGGAAGGCATTTTACTTAACCTAGCAACAGCACTAATAACCTTAGTGTTGTTTTCTTTTGGATTCGTACTAGGTTACGCAGCAAGGAAGAGTGAGGAACAGTGAGTATAGAAGACGAACTGGGTCTAGAGCAGTTCCTCTTTGTTGATAGGCAATGTAGAAAATGCCTGAGAACTCTCTCGCTCACTGATAATTTTTATAAGACTAGAAAAGACAGAGGACAAAACCCCTCTGCATATTCGTATGAATGCAAATACTGTACAAAGAAAAGAATAAGTAAGACTAGAAATTCAAAACCAAAGCAGCGTAAGGAGTTTGACTATCCCGACTGGTAATGTTCACGTTCCGTTTCCCCGCTTGAACAGTACCTTTTACTAAATAATATCAGCATAGATTGAGATTTTTTCAGGAGCTAACCAATGGCATCTACCCAACTTTCGCCAGGGGTCGTGGTACTTGAAAAGGATCTGACTACGGTTGCTAACGCAACTCTAGATAATGTGGCAGTGATAGTCGGTTCCTTTGAAAAGGGTCCCGTTAATAAGATTGTAGACGTAACTAGCGAGAAGGAACTCCTAGCAGTCTTCGGTCGTCCTAACGACTACAACTACGAATACTGGTATTCAGCAGCACAATTCTTACTGTACGGTGGTACACTTAAGGTTATTCGTGCGAACAGTTCTTCACTTAAGAACGCTATTGACACAGCACAAACTGTTGTCACTACTTTCTCTGGTGCAGATACTACTCTTACAGTAACAGCAGCGACAGACTTCGCGACAAGCGATCTTCTGTTGATCGACGCTGAAGTTCTTAGAGTGACTAACGTTTCAGGTAATGACCTTACTGTACAGCGTGGTCAACTTGCAACTGCAGCAACTTCACACGCTGCTGGCGCAAGCATCACCTTGATCGAAGAGTCGGGTAACAGCACCACAATGAACCAAGGTGGAACCCTTGCTGCTGGTGGTACTACACTGACTATTACTTCATCAGCATCACTTGCTGTTTCTATCAACGATCACCTTTTGGTCTCTGACGAGATTGTCAAGGTTACAGCGATTGTTGGTAACGATCTAACTGTTGAGCGTGGTAAGTTGGAAACAACTGCTGCTGCACAGACAGACGGACAAACAGTTAAGAGACTTGTTGTTACAGCAGGTAAGACTACAATCAACGAACAGACCTCAACTGGTGTGTCTGCTCCTTTGGTTAGAAATCTTGAAGAGTATGAAGGTAATGTTGAAGGCGCTTCTAATAACTGGAAGTTCGCTGCTAGACACCCTGGTCTTTACGGTAACTCTGTAAGAGTTGTAATGACTGACGCTGGTCCTGACCAGATCCTTTCTCTTGCACAACCTACTACTGCTGAATGGGAATTCCAAACTACAACTAGCGTAACTTACACTGGTGCTAACGCAGGTGCTAAGATTTACGGTTACAGAGTCGTAGTCACATTGGATTCTGCATCCATCGCAGGCGACTTTGAAAACGGACAATACTGGAGAGCAGAAACTGATGCTGCCTCACCTGTAAGTATTCCTGTTCAAGGTCAAATTGTTGCTTACGATCCTCTTACAAGAAAGGTCGAGATTGATGTTAACTACTCACTCTCATCTGACGTTCTTGAAGTTGGTGACGTAATCGCTCTTTGGAGTGCTGAGTCTGGTGGATCCAGAACTGGTGACAAAGGTAAAGTAGATGCAGTCGAAAGACAACTTCTTACTATTACTAATGCATCTAGCGAAGCATTCGAAGCAAACTATACTGTATCTGACGACAACGTTGCAGGTTCACCTAATGTGAACGTTGCTTCTGTAAGATCAGAATACGACGAAAGATATTTCGGTGGTTCACAGAAGTGGTCAAACGTTGCTCCTAGACCAAGCACTTCACCTTGGGTTGCGGATCGTGGTGGTTCTAAAGACCAAATGCACATCCTTGTCCTTGATGGAGATGGCAAACTCACTGGTACACCTGGTGCGGTTCTAGAGAAGTTCCTCTTCGTGTCTAAGTCATCTGACGCAAAAGGCGTTCAGGGCGAGACTGTGTTCTACAGAGACGTTATTAAAAACATCTCATCCTACGTTTATTGGGGATCACACGAGACTGGCAGCATCTATGATATTGACTCTGGTGCTAACGGCGACTTTGGTGGATCTGGTGTTTCAAGACACTTCGACTTGATCAAGCAAGTTGCTGCAATCAAGACTACAGAAACTGCCCTTGGTCGTGAGATCATCGGTACTGCAAAGGGTTCAACTCTCAGATACTCACTTCAAGGTGGTACTGACGGTTACACACTTTCAAGATCTGAGATCCTTGGTTCATACGATCTAGTTGCTGACAAAGAAACCATCGATGTAGATTACATCTTGATGGGTCCTTCAATGGCAGACACTAGCGATACAATTGCTAAAGCACAGAAGATCATCGACATCGCTGCAACCCGTAAGGATTGCTTGGCATACGTTTCACCTTCACGTAACGACGTGATCGGTCTTAGCGATACCAACGTGATTGTTAACAGATGTATTGATTATTTCAATAAACTCTCTAGCACATCATACGCTGTCTTCGATAACAACTATAAGTACATTTACGATAAGTACAACGATAAGTACCGTTACATTCCTTGTAACGCTGACCTTGCAGGTCTAACACTTAGCGCAACTCTTAATTCAGAAGCGTGGTTCTCACCTGCTGGATTCAACAGAGGACAATTGAGAAATGCAATTAAACTTGCTTACTCACCTCTTAAGGATCACAGGGACAGACTATATGCTGCACGTGTAAACCCTGTGGTTGCATTCCCTGGACAAGGCATCGTCCTTTTCGGAGATAAGACTGCACTTTCTTACCAATCTGCATTCGACAGAATCAACGTTCGTCGCTTGTTCTTGGTTCTTGAAGATGCAATCTCAGTAGCAGCAAAGACACAACTCTTTGAATTGAATGACGAGTTTACTCGTGCTTCATTCAAGAACATTGTGGAACCTTTCCTCAGATCGGTTCAGTCTCGCAGAGGCATCATCGATTTCTTAGTTGTTTGCGACAGCAGCAACAACCCACCTGAAAGTATTGACAGAGGAGAATTCTTCGCGGAGATCTTCGTGAAACCTACTCGCTCTATCAACTTCATCACCCTAACCTTCACGGCAACTAGAACTGGTTCTAGTTTCGCTGAAGTAACATCCTGATTCAAGAGTCTAACTAGGAGTTAAAACAATGGCAGAACAACAACCAGGACAGGTGGAGCAGAGCTCGGTAAGAGCTCCGATCTTCTCCTTCCGAGATCAAGTCAAAGATTTCGCCCGCCCGAATCTATTTCAATGCGAAATCTATGCACCCCCAATCCTTCAGGATGGGGTATCACCTCAGTCAGGTGGAGTAGCAGGTTCTTCAGCAGAAGCATCTGAAAACTCCGCTGGTGAGTCACAACTAAACGCTTCCGAAGCATCCGCATTCGGTACCTTCCTCGTGAAGGCAGCAAACATTCCTGCATCAACAGTTGGTGTTGTGGAAGTTCCTTATAGAGGAAGAATCCTCAAGGTTGCTGGCGACAGAACATTCGAACCTTGGACCGTTACTGTTCTAAACGATCAGTCATTCAAGATGAGAGCGTTCTTTGAATCTTGGTCAACCAACATTCAAGCACTACAGCAGAACTTCCAAAATGCTAACACTATCGCTGATTATCAAGCGATGGCAAAAGTTAGACAGATGGATAGAAAAGGTAAGATCATTCGTACATACAAGTTCGAAGGTATCTGGCCATCTAACATTTCTGCGATCGATCTTGACTGGGGAACCACAGATACTCCAGAGGAATACACCGTTGAATTCCAAGTTCAATACTGGACTTATGACAACGATGTCAACACTGGAAACTCAGGCAGTTAATCAGGTCAAATAAAGTTAATTTGAAACCTTATAAATAGTTGGGAAGAAAATTCTAATAATTAGATGTCCCAACTTTTTGGTTATTCTCTTGAACGTGCTAAGAAGGACTCTGCGAAGGGTCCTTCTTTCGTGCGTAAAGAGTCAGATGATGCAGCGACACCAGTCTCGGGTGGTGGGTATTTCGGTACTGCAATCGATCTTGATGGAACATACAAAGATGAAAACGATTTAATTCGTCGTTATCGCGCAATGTCAATTCATCCTGAATGTGATCGCGCTATTGACGATGTAGTAAACGAAGCAATCGCTGGTGAGTTAGATGATAGTCCCGTAGACGTGGAGTTATCTAATCTTAAAGTCAGTGGTACTATCAAGAAAAGAATTAGAGAGGAGTTCTTTAACATCCTCCGTCTGCTTGACTTTGACAAGAAAGCATATGATATTTTCCGTCGCTGGTATATTGACGGGAAGATCTACTATCACAAGATGATTGATACCAAGAACCCTAGAGGTGGTATCACAGAACTAAGATATATTGATCCACGAAAAATCCGTAAGGTCGTGGAGATGGAGCGTCCTAAGGATAAACAGTTCCAAGATCCAAGGACAATGGAAGCGCAACTTGCTGGCAAGTCTGCAGAGTATTATGTTTATAATCCCAAAGGTCTCAGAGCAATGGAAACCTCTGGTATCAAGGTTGCTCCTGATGCAATTGCTTTCGCCCACAGTGGTTTGAAAGATATGAACAAGAATGTGATTATGTCACATTTGCACAAGTCAATCAAAGCGCTCAACCAACTAAGGATGATCGAAGATAGTCTTGTTATCTACAGACTATCGAGAGCACCAGAACGTAGAATTTTCTACATTGATGTTGGTAATCTCCCTAAGCAAAAAGCAGAACAATATCTCCGTGAGGTAATGTCTCGTTATAGAAACAAATTGGTCTATAACGCAGACACAGGAGAGATCAGAGATGACAGAAAATTTATGTCAATGCTCGAAGATTTCTGGTTGCCACGTAGAGAAGGTGGAAGAGGAACTGAGATCACTACTCTCCCAGGTGGACAAAACCTTGGAGAACTTGAGGATGTCAAATACTTCCAGAAGAAACTTTACCGTGCACTCAACGTTCCAGAATCAAGACTGGAATCAGAGTCAACCTTTAACCTAGGTCGCGCAGCAGAGATCACACGTGACGAGATTAAGTTCCAAAAGTTCGTAACTCGTTTGCGTAAGAAGTTCTCTGAACTACTTCACGATCTACTTAAAACTCAACTCATTCTAAAAGGTGTTATCAGCATTGAAGAGTGGGATGAGATGTCAGAGCATATTCAATATGATTTTATTGCTGACAACTATTTCTCTGAACTAAAAGAGAAAGAGATTCTAACAGAGCGTTTGAATCTTGTTCAATCAATGGATCCTTTCGTTGGTAGATACTTCTCTGCTGACTATATCCGTCGTCAAATTCTAAGACATACTGAAGCGGAGATCACTGAGATCGACGAACAGATTGAAAAAGAAATTGAAGAAGGTAAGATTCCTGACCCCGCTTCGATTGATCCTATGACAGGTGAACCGATGGCAGGTGGAATGGGAATGGAAGGTGAAGTCGAGGAAGAAGAAGGTCCAAGCGGTGTCGAATCAGTCGCTCCAGCAGACTATAAACGCGGAGAATTCTAAATATTATTATACGAGGACATTTATTATGCCATCCATCCAAGCGAAAGAAATTGTCAACAAACTTTTTTCTGGGAACAAAGATCTCAGTGGAGAGGTTGATGACGCAATGAAAGCAATGACTGCTAATGCTCTAGAAGCAAAGAAGAAAGAAATTGCAGGTGATTGGATGAAACCCGAAACTCAAGAGGAACCCACAGATGAAACTGATCACGGAACAGATTGAAGACGTTCAGATCCTTACTGAGGAAAAGAACGGTAAGAAAAACTACAAGGCGAGATCAAAAATCGCAACGGAAGAATGTACCCTATTAATACTCTGGTACGCGAAGTTGCTAAATATAACGAGTCATACGTTAAAAGCGGTCGCGCACTAGGAGAGTTGGGTCATCCCGATGGTCCTACTGTGAACCTTGATCGAGTTTCACATTTGATCACCTCTCTAGTTCAAGAAGGTAATAACTTTAAGGGCAGAGCAAGAATCCTAGATACCCCTATGGGGAACATTACACGTTCACTTTTAGATGAAGGTGTGAAACTAGGCGTTTCATCTCGTGGTATTGGATCACTCCAAGAAACAAGAGATGGATCGAAAGTCGTTGCTGATGATTTTATGTTAGCAACTGCAGCAGATATTGTTGCTGATCCCTCAGCACCAGATGCTTTTGTTAATGGAATTATGGAAGGCAAAGAATGGGTCTGGAACAACGGACTTATGCAAGAGTCTGAAATTGCCACTATGAAGAAGCAAATCGACAACGCTGCTAATCTCAAGGTACTTGAAGAGCGGAAAATTTCCGCGTTTTCAAATTTTCTAAATACCCTGTGATTATAAATATTTTTACGAATAGCAAAGACTACTAAGGAGACAACTCTAATGTCACAAGAGAATGAAGTAATGGCATCCGAAGAAAAGCAAGTCACCGAAGCAAAATTCGACGGTGCTGTTGCTGATGGTTCTTCTTTGGGTGGCGTTGAGAATCTCGGAGGTCCTACACCTCAGAACTCAAAACCTGATGATGAGTCTAACAAACTGAAGACTCCATCACAAACACAGGCAGCATCACCTAAGACAAAACCTTCTGCAGCATCACCTCAGAAGGCAGAATCAGTGGAAGCAGAAAACGCTGAAGGCGAAGATCTTATTGAGATCGACCTTTCTGCTGACGTTGCCGCTCTTACAGAAGGCGAAGATCTTTCTGAAGAGTTCAAAGAAAAAGCAGCGACTATCTTCGAAGCCGCTGTTGTATCACGCCTCAACGAGGAACTTGACCGTGTTCATAAGGAATACGCAGGTACACTTTCTGAGGAAGTCGAAGCAGTTAAGACCACACTTGCTGAGCAAGTAGACGAGTATCTAACTTACGCTACTCAGCAGTGGATCGACGCCAACCAACTCGCAGTTGAAACTGGTCTCAAAGCAGAGATCGCTGAGAGTGTGGTTGCAGGTCTCAAAAAAGTTTTCGTCGAGAACCACATTGAGGTTCCCGAGGAGAAGGCAGACATCATTACTGATATGGTGACTGAACTTGATCAGATGGAAGCAAAACTCAACGAACAAATTGATAAGAACGTTGACCTTACACACCAAGTGGCAGGTTTTCGTAAGAATGGAATCGTGACTGAGATCGCAGAAGGTCTCGCCCAAACCGAGAAAGAGAAACTTGGAAGTCTCTCAGAAGGTGTTGAGTTTAAAGATGAAGAGTCATTCCGCAGCAAAATTGAAACTCTCAAGGAGTCATATTTTAGCAGCAAACCACAAACTGCATCTGAAACGATTGCCGAAGATGTTCAACCAGTTGTGGAAACAGATATGTCTGATTCAATGTCCAAGTACGTTGACGCTATCAGACGCTGGACTAAGTGATTTTAGTCATTAAACTATTTTTTCTATAACCCCAAAGAGGTAAAAAGCAATGTTCAAATCCGAACATCTGCAGGAGAAGTGGTCACCCGTTCTTAATTGTGAGGGTCTTGATTCCATCAAGGACAACTACAAGAAAGCGGTCACCGCAATTCTGCTCGAAAACCAAGAATCATTTTTAAGAGAAGAAGCAGGCATCCTTAACGAAGCTGCTCCTACAAACTCTTCTGGATCCACTTCAGGCGCTGCAGGTTTCTCTGCAGGTGCTACAGCAACTGGTCCTGTTGCAGGTTTCGACCCAGTTCTAATCTCATTGATTAGACGTTCAATGCCTAAGCTTATTGCTTATGACATTGCTGGTGTTCAACCTATGACTGGTCCTACTGGTCTGATCTTCGCAATGAGATCTAGATACGGTACTAACAGAGCATCTGGTTCTGAAGCGTTCTTCAACGAATCAGATTCACAGTTCTCTGGAACTGACGCAGCACAGACTTCTGGTTTCGGATCACAAGGATCTGCACAAGCAGGTTCAAACCCAGGTCTTCTTAACGACTCTGGTACATATACCAACGGTACAGGAATGAGAACCGATGAGTCAGAGACTCTAGGTACTGGTTCTAATGCCTTCGCTGAAATGAACTTCAGCATTGAGAAAGTTACTGTGACTGCGAAGTCCAGAGCACTCAAGGCAGAGTACAGTTTGGAACTTGCTCAAGATCTTAAGGCAGTTCACGGATTGGACGCTGAATCTGAGTTGGCAAACATCTTGTCTACTGAGGTTCTTGCTGAAATCAACCGTGAAGTTGTTCGTACTGTGTACAAGGTTGCAAGACCTGGTTCTCAGTCAAACACTGCAACTGCTGGTGTATTCGATCTTGACGTTGACTCCAACGGTAGATGGTCTGTAGAGAAGTTCAAAGGTCTTCTTTTCAACATCGAAAGAGATATGAACGCGATTGGTCACGAGACTAGACGCGGGAAGGGTAACATCTTGATCTGTTCTGCTGACGTTGCATCTGCATTGTCAATGGCAGGCGTTCTTGATTATACTCCTGCTCTTGCTGGCAACAGTGGACTACTTCCTGACGACAATAGCAGCACTCTTGCTGGTACGTTGAACGGTAGAATCAAGGTTTATGTTGACCCATATTCTGCAAACGTAAGTGACAGACACTTCTACGTTGCTGGATACAAAGGTAGTTCTGCATATGATGCTGGACTGTTCTACTGCCCATACGTTCCTCTTCAGATGGTTCGTGCGGTTGGTCAGGACACCTTCCAACCAAAAATTGGATTTAAGACAAGATACGGTCTTGTTGCAAACCCATTTGCTGAAGGTACAACTCAAGGTAGCGGTGCTCTTACTGCTAACGCTAACCGTTACTACAGACGTAGTTTGGTTGACAACCTTATGTAAGCGATCGCTTATATTTGTTTACTCAAAGGACCCTACGGGGTCCTTTTTTTTGTGTCCACACCTAAATATATCAGTACGAGTAAGAACAATGTCTAGGAACTTCGTCACTAAAGAAGACATAAATGTCCGAGTTCTAAAACTAAAAACTGAAATTATCGATAAGAAGTATAAAGAGGAATCGGAAGAATGGGAGGAGGGTGCACATTTTATGCTCAATAGTGTTATCGATATACTGCAAGAGTATCGTGGATAAATAGAATTGGCGGAACCCAATCATTTAGATAATGTCTTTTCAAACGCAAATAAGCAATAGGAATTTCCTCAGTCCAGGTGGGTTTCGCTTCACTCTGGCAAAGTATCCTAAGGTCGCATACTTCGCACAGATGGCAAACGTACCAAACATCTATATGAGTTTGGTTGAGCAACCTACACCATTCAGAAGCACCTACCTTGAAGGTACTCTCGACTATGGTCGTTTCAATCTACAGTTTCTTGTAGATGAAAGTATGGAGAACTATTTGATCCTCCATAA